AAAATGGACAGAGGAAGACATAGAACTTAGTACTGGTCACAAGCTTTTGTGCAAATCAAACATATCAGGCATTCGTGGCGGAGCAAAGCTTCATAAGCGTTATGACTTGATTATACTGGATGACTTTGAAGATGAAAATAATACAATTACTCCTGAGGCTAGAGCGAAGAACGCAAACCTTATCACTGCGGTTGTTTATCCTGCTCTGGAGCCTCATACTGGCAGGTTGCGGATTAATGGTACTCCTGTGCATTATGATTCCTTTATTAATAATTTATTGACCAACCATGAAAGATCAGTAAAAAATAAAGAAGATTTTGCCTGGACTGTTAAAACATATAAAGCATTAGACGAAAAAGGGAACGCGCTTTGGGATTCTTGGTTCCCAGCGAAAAAGCTAAAGGAAAAGAAGAAATTCTATCAGGATTCTGGACAGTCTCAAAAATTCTATCAAGAATACATGATGGAAGTCCAAAGTGCCGAAGATTCTATTTTTAGTATGAAACATGTTAAGTATTGGGAGGGGAGCCACTTATATGATGACAAGACTGGAATAAATTTTATTATTGCTGATGACGACGCTATCCCTGTGAATATTTTTTGCGGTGTTGACCCAGCAACAGATTCTTTTAGGAGAGATTCAGATTTTTCTGTTATTATGGTAGTTGCTGTTGATGAAAATAACAATATTTACGTCTTAGATTATATAAGAGAGCGTGGGTTACCTGTTTTGGGTATCCCTGGTGAACCAAAAGAAGGGATTGTTGACAAAATGTTTAATTTATCAGCAATTTATCATCCGTCACTTTTTGTAGTCGAAGATACTACAATGTCACGTCCAGTTTTCCAGGCTTTAATGTCAGAATCCAGACGAAGAAATGATTTTACGGTAAGGTGGCGTGAGGAAAAACCTGGAACAAGACAAAGTAAATTAGATAGGATACAAGGGGTATTAGCTCAACGAATGACAATAGGATCTATAAAAATTAAAAAAAGTCATTATGATTTACAACATGAAATTGTTACATTCGGACCACGTATGGCGCATGATGACACCATTGATGCGCTTGCTTATGCTGTAAAATTTGCTTACCCGCCTAAAAATATTGCTGTCTCAAAGGATGGCATTCATCGTAAAAAACGAAAATCGCCCAAAAATTGGATAATAGCATAGGTGAACATTGGCAAAAAGAACAGATAAAACAGCAGATCGGGTAAAACAGTTATACGACTCTATAAATGGTTCTTTTAGAGAATCTTGGGAAAGAGTTAACCAGGAAGGGCACGATTTTTATCTTGATAATCAGCTCTCTGCAAAAGAAAAAGCAAGTCTGGAAGAAACTGGAATGCCCACCTTTACGATTAATAGGGTTATACCTGTTGTTGAAATGCTTAATTATTATGCGACGGCTTCCAATCCAAGGTGGCAAGCGGTGGGGGCTGAGGGTAGCGATTCTGGCGTAGCAGCTGTATTCTCTGATATTGCTGATTATATATGGAATGGATCTAATGGGCAGGCGCTATATTCTAATGTTGTAAACGATGCTATAACTAAAAGCGTTGGATACTTACTTGTGACGGTAGATTCGAATGCCGATATGGGGATGGGCGAAGTTGTTATTCAGCAGCCAGAGCCTTTTGATATATATATAGACCCAAAAAGTCGAGACCCATTATTTAGAGATGCTGCTCATGTTATGATTCGCAAAGTTTTTACCCGCACTCAATTATTGAAAACATATCCACAGTATGCTGCTGGGATTAAAAGGGCATCTGGTCGTTTTGGTGAAGAGCAAGGCTATTCTGTGAATGCGACTAATACGGGCGATTTCCAATATAAGGATATTAGAGAGGGTTATGATAAAGATGGCGGTATTGATGATCTAGTTGAATTATTTGAGCTTTATGAGAAAGAGCAGATTGCTTATTATAATGTTTTTTATAGAGTTGTCCCTCCACCTGAAGAGATGAAAAAGATTAAAGATAATGTTCGGGTACAGTTGGAAGAAATGAAGAAAGAGATGTCTGTTGAGATGAAAGAATTGCAGGCAAAACTTGCTGAAGCAGTAGAAGCCGAAGAAATGCTTCCAGAAAGAATGGCTCTTGAATTGGAAAAAAAGGGGAAGATGAATAGTCAGCAGTTGCAATCAGCGGAACAGCAAATGACTGCTGAAGCTCAAAAGGCTGCAAGTATTGTCAAAAACAATGTTGTAACTGCAAAAGAATATAAAATTTTACTAAAAGATAAAGAATTTGTGTCAATGATTGTTGATTCTGTTAAGTTTTTTAAGCCTGCAATAAAACAAAGTTGTGTAGCTGGTGATGTGACTTTGTATGAAAAAAATCTCCCTATAGAGCATTATCCCTTAGTGCCGTTTACTTATAAGTGGTCTGGGACACCGTTTCCAATGAGCGCTGTGAGTCCCTTAGTCGGGAAACAGCGTGAGATTAATAAGGCGCACCAGCTTATGATTCACAACGCTTCATTGGGATCTTCTCTTAGATGGATGTACTTTGAAGGATCTATTGATACTGATTATTGGGAAAAGAATGCCACTGCCCCAGGCGCATTGCTCCCAGTTAACCAAGGGTTTGATCAGCCAAAAGAGGTCCAACCTGCATCCTTAAACAATGCATTTTTCCAAATTGTCCAGGCTGGGAAAAGCGATATGGAATATTTGGCTGGGATATATTCGTCTGCTCAGGGGGACACCCAACAGCAGCATGACACATATCGTGGGATGCTTGCGTTGGATGAATATGGAACTAGAAGGGTTAAGCAATGGTTAAAGAGTAGTATAGAACCAGCTCTTAAACAACTTGGAGAAGTGGTAAAACAATATTCACAAGCAGTGTATAAAACACATAAAGTATTTAGAATTGTTCAGCCAAATGCTCTTCAGGAAGAAAAAGAAGCCGAAATAAATATCCCAATTTTCAATGATATGGGAGATGCTATTGGTAAGTGGAACGATTATGGTTCAGCAAAATTTGATGTAAGAATTGTAGCAGGTAGTACGCTGCCTGTGAACCGATGGGCATATCTATCGGAATTAAAAGAACTGATGAAACTGGGAGTAGTGGACGATTTAGCTGTTCTCGCTGAGACGGATATTAAAGATAAAACAGCGATTGCAAAGCGAAAAAGTTTATATTCTCAGATGCAAGAAGCCATTAAAGGTCTTGAGGAACAACTTAAGGACAAAAGTGGCACTATCGAGACTCTTGAACGACAACTTGTTCAGGCAGGTATCAAGGATAAAGTCAGATCGGTAGAATCAGAGATTCGCAAGGGAGCAGTGCGGGCGCAAGGACGTATGTCTTTAACCGCCGATAAAGCACAAGCTGGTGCGGAGATCCAAAAACAAAAAGCTCAATTAGAGCTTGATAAAAAAAAGCAATCAAGGAGTGAAAATGGCACAAGAGAATAAACCAGAAAACTCTGCTAGAGAACAAACACTTAACCCTGAGGTTGATTTAACTCAGGAAAGTGGAGTTGCAGTAGACTCTGGAGATTTTTTCGAATCATTGGACCGTGAGGTGAACGGGATGATTCTTGATAGTAATACAGTCGACGATGTTGAAGAACAGGTAACTCAACCATTGGTTGACCCTAGTGTTAATGTTGGAACTGACGATCACCAGCACGATTGGGAGAAGAGATACAAAGACTCCTCAAGAGAGGCGCAAAAGATGAAAGAGCGTCTTGATGAGGTATCTGAGTTTTCTCCTCTTATTGATCGGCTAAAAGAAGACACGGGAATGGTAGACGTAATAAGACAATACGTTGAAGGTGGCAATAGTCCACAAGACGTAAAGCAGGCGCTCGACCTCCCAGAGGATTTTGTATTTGATCTAGACGAAGCCGTAACAGATAAGAATTCCATGAGCGCAAAAGCGTTGGAACATACTATCTCAGGCGTTGTGGATCACCGTGTCAATACTAGGCTCCAGCAAGACAATCAGATTCGAAAGCAGGATATGCGAAAGAGTCAAAAAGCAAATGAGGCGAAAGAGTTCCAGGAACGAATGAACATGTCAAATGAAGACTATACTGATATGATGAATTGGGCAAATAAGCATGAAACATCATTGGAAGATATTTATTATTTGCAGAATCGTGACTCCAGGGACCAAAAAGTTGCTAAAGGTGCGAAAAATGAAGTGCTGAAGCAGATGAAATCTGTTCGGGATATTCCAACTAGTGTTTCTAATCATAATGCTACTGTTGTTGACGTTAAACACGATGATATGGTGTTTGACTCTCTAAAAACTGTAGATGAAGGATTGGAAGGATTATTTACATTGGATAATTAGAAGTGCCTCTGTCATAAATGAAAGTAGAGGCTTATAATGGCTGACAATCCGTTAACCCTTTCAACCCATGCACAGGCACAGGTTGAATCTACGTTCAATACAGGTGATCTCAGGAGACGATATGACTTCTCAAGTAGAGTCTCGGAGCTAGCTCCAGACCAAACTCCTTTTTTCAGGGTATTGAGCAAGGTGGCTAAAAAAGCCACAACTGATCCAGAATTTAAAACTCTGGAACAAAGATCCATGTGGCACAAGCGTTATGCTTATGCAGTAGCATTGGATCTAAATGGTGCTGCTCCTGGCAGCGGTGATAATGATAGTGATTATGCAGACTTTGCATTTGCATCTGGCGACTTACAAGCTGGTGACGAAATGAATGTTAAGTTTGAAACTGATTATCTATCTGCTGGTAATGTTCAGAATATTCTTGGACAAACTGGTACTGCTGTTGGCGCATCTGGTACTAAACCAATTTTCTTTTTAGAAAATCAAATGGTTAAAATCCCAGTTCGTAAAGTGGCGGCTGCTAATATAGCAGATGATACAGTTCCAACTGTTTATGTTGATGACTATATGGTTGTGAAGATCCAAAACCTTGGAGTTCCAGCTGCTAGTCCTGACGCAGAAGCTATTTACGCTAAATGTATTGTAGTTCGTGGCATCGCAGCTGGTTCAGATCATGTAACATTACCTGATGTACAGTATGAGTCAACAGGAACAACCTGGGAAGCAAATGCTGGGACTTCAGGTCTTGCAGAAAAAGACAAATGTTATGTCATTGGTTCGGCACATGCTGAAGGTTCTGGATTCCCAGATACCTACAAAGATACTCCTTATAAAGATGTAGTTAGTTATACCCAAATCTGGAAAACCACCATGCAAATGACAAATACTGCTCGGGCAACTGAGTTGAAATTGGCACGTGATGAATGGGCTCGGGTTTGGAAAAACAAACTCATCGAACATAAGTGGGATATCGAAACAGATCTTTTGTTCTCATCAAAGTACAAAGACTCTGCTGGTGTACGCTACACAGCTGGTATTGTTGACTATATATTATCAAGTGGTAATGTATTTTCAATTGACATCGCTAACTCTCAAGCTAATGGTGGCACATCTTCTGATGATTTTCTTCAGAATATGAGTGACTTCATGGATCCTAGATATAATAGCTCTAATGCTACTATGTTTATGTGTGATACTGCGACTTATAACTGGTTACATAAATTAGGCGGATTCCAAAAGAATGACGTTGAAATTAGTAGTCAGTTTAGGTTTGATTTTGCTGTAACAGGCAAGAAAAAGTTATTTGGTTTACCAGTAACTCAGATCACAACTCCTTATGGCGACATGAATGTTGTTCGTAATGTCCATCTTGATGGATCTCCAGTTAGAATTGTAGCTGTTAACTTGAAGCACGTATCTTATCGACCATTGGTTGGTAACGGTGTGAATCGTGACACTTCAGTTTATGTTGGTGTTCAAAGTCTAGAAAACACGGGTGTTGACCGCAGAATCGACCTCATACAGACCGAAGCTGGTCTAGAGATCGTTATGCCAGAAGCACACGCTGTTTGGAAATAATGATTCTTAAGGGGGGACCTCTGATACAAGTCCCCCCACTAATCAAAGGAAAATAATATGGCAACGCTTGCAGTACAAATAGAAGCTTTGGCTGGCACAGCAGATAATGCTCTTCAATGGGCAAATGATGGGATATCGGCAGTTATTGATAGGGTTCTTGTCTTAGATCCTGAATCGTCTTATTTATTTGCAACAAATATTGACGATACAACCTCTATTGATATTAGCGATAGAAGGCACATTATAAGTGTCGCTAGGGGGAGTAAAATAGCAACTGAAATACCAGCAGAAAAACGATTTGCAGCTGCCGAAATTGATTCGTTACAAAAAGCTACAAATGATTACCCTCAATATTATTATTTGAATCAAACCATTCAAGTCTTACCTGCGGGAAGTATATCCGTTAGTAAGGTAGATTGCACCACCCTATCAAATTTAAATGGCAGTACAATTAGCAACTTTCCACTAAGTCTAATCCCACTTGTTGTTAATTATGCAGCTATGAAATCATTACAAGAAAAGATGGTCGGCTATACGGGACTTTCAGGATTGGTTCTCTCTTTACCTTCTATACCTCCTCAACCTACGTTGTCTTTCTCTATTGCTGACGGCATAACTGCCGTAAGTAATGTGGATAACGTATCTTTACCTGAATATGTTTCTGTAGCCGACCCATCAATTAGTGCGTTGGATCTAAGTTCGGTTACGGCTCCAATATCTCCTTCTGTTCCATCTTTTACATATACTGATGCTGCGCTTCAGGAAAGAGCAGAGCAGTTGGTATTATCGTTATCAGGAACAGTCCCCACATATGATTCTCCGTCGATGATATTGAAGACGGCTCCGATAATCGCAGACTTGAGCATAACCTCAGTAGTTCCACTGGCTCCAACAATTTCTTCACAGGCTGTTTCTTCTCCGTCGAGTCTTGCTCCAGAATATACAAAACCATCAATAGTTTTAGGAACAACCCCGATAATTACAAATTTAACTATTAATTCCGTAGCGCCTATTCAGCCCGTTTCTCCAAGTTTTGCAACTCCGACTATTGGAGCTATAACGGTTGACACTACAACGATTTCTAATTTTGGGACTGCTCCAACTTATTCTTCTCCAGCTCTTACCCCTGTTGATTTTTCTAAAATTACATCTTTAATAGAGGTGGATGAGGATATTGAACTTGCACAGACAAAGATTGCAGAAGAGCAAATGAAACTAACTGAATTTTCAAACAAACTTCAGGATAGTTTAAATGTATTTAATGAAGAAAATGCTGAATATCAGATTAAATTGCAGGAAGCAACCCAACAGGCTCAGATAAATGCTCAAAAAGCACAGTCGCAGGCTCAGATAGACGCAACAGACGCACAGCAGGAAACTTCGTTGTTGCTTCAAAAGGAAAATCAGGAATATGGAGCTTCTTTACAGAAATATAGTGCTGAAATTCAGGAATATCAAGCTAATGTCGCTAAAGAAGTACAACAGTATCAGCAGAATCTTGAGGGAGATTTAAGAGTTTGGCAAGCTGAAAGACAAACAGATTTACAAAAATATACTTCTGATATACAGAATGAATTGAATGAATTCAATAAAGAAAATGTTAAATATCAGGCTACTTTACAAGAATATATACAAGAAGCACAATTGTTGGATGCACATGAATCACGTAAACTTCAGAAGTATCAAGCTGAGGTACAGGCATATCAATCGGATGTTAATACGCAAGTTCAGGAATATCAGCAAAATCTAGTTGGCGATACACAGGTTTGGCAGGCAGAAAGAACGACAGAATTACAGAAATATGGGACTGATATCCAGAATAAGTTAAATGATTTTAATGTTGAAAATACTAGTTTTCAAGCAGATGTTCAGAAGGATATTCAGAGTTTTCAGGCAGATGCTGGCAGAAGGCTTCAGTTAATGCAGCAGTCTACAAATATTGATGTCCAGAATAAGGCTAAATCTCTTGAGAAGGAAATAAGCGAATATGGATCCAGACTTCAGAAGTATACTGGAGACTTACAACAGTATCAGGCTGACGTAGGAAAGACTGTCCAGGAATGGTCTTTAAACAATTTAAGTTTTAAGCTTGCAAAGTGGCAGGCAGACATTGGTGAAAATTTAAACGAATATCAGGCAAAGGTTGCTTCTATAGTACAGAAGTATTCAGCGGATATATCCAGAATGGGTGCTTTTACCCAAACTGAAGCCAATAAATTGGCGGCTGTATTGCAGAAGAAGGTGGCAGAGAATAATGTAGAGTTACAGAGATTCGGTTCTGCTCTACAGGATTTTTCACAAAGGTCACAAGTGTACTTGGCAGAATACACTGCGGATCTTCAAAAGGTCCAAGTACAGTATCAGTGGTATGAGAAACAATATGCAATGGTAAGGGAGCAATATGAAAAAGGCTTTGAACCATTCATGATAAGGAGACAACAAGATGGCGAACAGAATAGACTTCGCAGTTAGTGCGACCCCAATTAAATCAACCACTTTTGGTGTAGATTATGCTGCAAGTGATGTAACCGATCTAAGCAGTCAAGCGCATGATTATATAGAACCTAATATTGGCAAAACTCTTGGCGGTAATGGTAGTATTTCAGGAATTGCTGCAACTGTAGTTGGATATGGTGGAACAACCGATGGAGTTGCAGATTATTTAACAACTTCTTCACAAGTTATAACATTAGCAACAAGTGCTGTCCAGGATATGATTTTTATCAAAAATCCTGGTTTAAAAAGTGATGGCACTGAATTTACTGGGACAATAACTGTAAAAATGCAGTTAACATCTGGTGGAGCAGATCAAGGTGAATTTTGCACTTTAGGTAAGGGGATGGCAATTGTACTCCCTACTGTTCCTACTGGTAAAACATTTACATTTACTGCTTCAGGGTCAGATGAAGTTAAAATAGAATATGCTACGATAACTTAATGGCGACTACTTCATCAGACGATCCTTTGGGAGTATGGAGTGTCACTTCGAGCGTTCCTACAACTTCGTGGTCTGTAGGTTCAACTGTTCCAGGCACTAGTTATACTACTGGGACTACACAGCCAGAGTCCCCTTGGAAAAACTATAAATTGCTTTATTTTAATATTAACAGTAACCAGATCTGGGGAGATCTAAGCTATGTGTGGGGTGACTAATGACTCTTAAAGAATTAATGGAAAGAGCTGGGACAACTAATCAGGGATATTCGATTGCATACTTAAAAGATGCTATGCGCGAAGTAAATATGATGATTGAAGATAATGTTGTTTCGTCTAAAGCTGATGTTATAAAGGATCAAAGATTTTATTCATTTCCAACTAATTTTATTTCATTGAAAAATGTAATGATATACGATGACGATGAGACTGAATATGTAAAAATAGCCAGGGTTCTTGAAACTGAGAGTGTAGATGAGGACTTAACATAATGGCTATTGATTTCAAATATTATCTTAGGGGTGGAAATCTTGCAATTATCGAGAAAGACACTACTAGTGGGGAATATAAAAGTCCATCTGCTCTTATAACGAATGGGTTGATGCTTGAATACTCTGCTTTGCCAGGTGTTCCTGATAGCGAAGATGATGATCTTGATATTTCAGAGGAATTGGCAATCGCTGCTGTAGAATATATAAAAGCAAGATTTGCAGAGAATGAAGCGAATTACGATAAAAGAAATTTTCACATGAATGAATTTAAAAGATTGGTCTATCAATATCAGAAAAACAGATTTGGTGGGATGAGAAGAGTAATGGACCAGGCACCATACGCAATTATATGAGGTAATTATGGCAACAACTTTAGTAGGACAAACAATATCTTCAACATTTAAACAACTTACCCACGTTGATGGTGGTTTTGGATCATCGGAAACTGTGCTTCTTGATGGAGATGGAACTGAAGCTGCCGTGCAAGTCGGTACAAATAATTTAAATATTTCAACCCATAATGGGATTAACAAAGGGCTAAAGCTCCAAAGTACTTTATTGACGGCTTCAGCGACAGAGATTAATCAACTTAATGGACAAACAGTAGGGGGAAGTGCCTCAACGGATATATCAACAAATTCCAGCACTTCTTCTCTTAATAACAAAACCATAGACGGAGGAACTTTCTAATGGCAAATAAAATCATACTAAAAAGAGGGGCTGATGCCAACGTGAGTTCGCTTGTTCCTGCGAGTGAAGGTGAACCTATTTGGGGGACATCGTCAAATAAACTGTATGTAGCAAGTGGCACGTCAGCTGGAAACTGGGAATGGGTAGGAGCAATCATCGCAGATGAAGATGCGATGACTTCAAACTCTGCGGTAAAGCTTGCAACTCAACAATCAATCAAAAAATATGTTGATGATCAGGATGCGAATATTGCTTCTGATTCCCTGACATTAACTAACAAGACCTTCGATGTAGAGGGAACTGGTAATTCAATATCGAATATTGATGTAGCAGACCTTAAGTCGGGGGTGCTTGATACTGACATTTCTGCTGTATCGTCAAGTGATGACACGGTGGCTTCAGCTAAAGCAATCAAAACATATATTGATGCTCAGGTAACTGCACAAGATTTAGACTTTTCAACAGATAGCGGTAATGGTGCGGTTGATTTAGACTCTCAGAGACTTGCTTTCACAAGTGGCGAAGGGATGGATATTACTCATTCATCTCAGGCGGTTACGATTGCAGCGGAAGATGCTTCAGCAAGCAATAAGGGGGTTGCATCGTTTTCAAGCGACGATTTTGATGTTTCAAGTGGTGCAGTCTCAGTAAATAGTTTATCAAATTCCCAATTAGATAATAGTTCGATTTCAGTAACCGACGGAACGACTGCGAGTAATATTTCTTTAGGTAATACGTTGACATTTACTGCGGTATCAAATGAAACTGAAATAACTCAAGCTGGTGGAGTAGTTACAATTGGATTGCCTAACGATGTAACTATCGGAGGCAACCTTACCGTATCAGGGACAACTACCACTATTGATAGTAGCACCGTCAGTACGGAAGATGTCATGATAGAACTCGCCAAAGGTAATGATTCAGCGGATAGTGTAGATTTTGGGATGTATGGAAAATATAGTGACGGTTCAACTACAAAATATTCTGGTTGGTTCAGAAATCAAGATAGCTCTTTTTCTGCTGGGGGTTCAACGTACACCGATGCTATTACATTTTTTCAAGAATATTCCAAAGAAGCACCAGGAACAACCTCAAGTCTAATTGATACGGCTCACGCATCGTACTCACTTGCACCAATCGAATGTAGTGCGGTGAAAGGGGCGGTACTTGACGGAGGCACTTTTTAATGGCTAGTATTAATAAGATTCTTCATCTTAAGAGGAATTCTACGTCAAGTCCAGCCCCAAGTACTGGTGATTTAGATTATGGCGAAATAGCTATTAATTATCATGCTGATGTCAGCAAGCTATATTTTAAGGATAGTGATGATACAATTAAAGCTATCAAC